TAGGTGTGACATAAGCCTGAACCAAAATACCTGATCCATTAGTTACAGAATTGGAAAGCCACCAGGAATTTGTCCCCTTTGTTCCAGCTTGAATAATTGTTGTATTAGGTGGAATTCCAGTCCCTACCACGGTTTGACCAATAGCAAAATTCCCCTGAATAACTCCGCCCAACGTCAAAAGCGATCCGCTTAGGTTACATGCCGAAGCGGACGCTGCCAGTGCTCCAACTGGAAGAGTCGGGGAAACTGCCGAGGATAAAGATGAAAGGTTTAGAAAGCCAAGAGGCACCGCCCGCTGAAGCATGTTATTCACCTATTTCTACGAATCAGCTAATCCTAAGGTAGTTATAAACCGAAGTGTCTCCTGATGCAGCTACTACAGTAAAACCAACTCCAGGCGTAATTGATGTTAAGTAAGGCTTAGGTCCAACAGTCCCACCAGGAGTTTTTAGCGTAATAAGAATTTGCGAATTTGCAGTAACAGTCGGATCATTTACAATTACAGGCGTCGATCCATTAGCTGTAAAAGTTTTCACAGTTGCTACAGAAAGAGTGTTGACTGTAACATTCGTAAAAGTTCCAGGTGCCGGTGTATTAGCTCCAATCGTCATCCCATCTATAGACGTTGGAGTCATAGGAAAAACAACATCTCCAATTGGGGAACTGAACAAAACAGTCTTAGTCATTACATCTTACTCCTTTAAATTCGTAGAAATTAAAATCACCATGGGCTCATATTGCGGTTCCAAATAGGCGGATTAAACCTACGTCGGCGCATAGACGGTAGATAAATAGCCGTCCTAAATGGAAGCAATGCCTTATAGGCTGCTGCCCCATACTTAGTCTGGTTCCACCAAGCAGCTTGCTCAGTTTCCTCAGCCATTTCTGCCGAAACAGAGACAGTACCTTCCTGAGCCTCAGTAATTCGCCCCACAAGAGAAGTACCGTACTCAGTACCATTGCTGTTATAGGTATCCCCTGATTTAGGAGAATTTAGCGCAGCTATATGTGCCGTCACCATGTTAAGGATCAACGTCAACATATTCGGGTCTGTAATAGGACCATAGCCAGTATTGTCTACATACAGACACGCTTCGTTGAAATATAGCTGCGCCAGGGCTTGCGATACCCCGGAAAATTCAGGATACCGCAACACCCAAGTGTTATAGTCAAAAGTAACCGGAGGTGCGCCAGGCAGACTTCCGCTCATTCAAACCTCCTTTAAGGATAAGTTATGCGGCCCCAGGCTGCTCCTTTTGCACCGTGCCAGGACGAAGTCCAGCTCGAGGCGAAGGATTGCTTGGATCAATCGGTTCTACACCAGATTGGATAGATTTTTGATCCTTTGCCTGATCACGCGCTCGTTGTTCATTAGACGCCATGAACACAATGTTATTTCTTACAAAATCTGATAACTTATTTTGCTCAAACCATTTCTCGGCAAAATCCCGAGGAATGCCATGAGTTAGTCCATATCCGCCGATAATTTCGTGATCAGGCGGAATCCCTCCAGCCATTTTGCCAAGATCAATGCTCGACCCATTCAGAACATATTCTGGGTCACTCGGATCAAGCACTGATCTTATTTCCTTTCGAGGTACGCCATTGACAATAACATCATCCTCAATGACGCGATAAAGCCTCATGACCAGACCACTAGGCCATTTACAGCCAATAGTTACTGTATCAGTGCCTGTTTGTGGTCCGTCATTACGAATAATCGTTCGTTTAAACTCTTCTACCATTTTATATTTCCTTTCTTTAGGGATTAGATACCGACCATAGTAGCAATACCGGCAGGGAACCGGATAATGCAGCCCCAAGTGCTCGAAGCTGCCTTCTGGCGGTAGCTCGATTCACGGCGAATGATTGGGAAAGCACGCAGCTTTTCGCCGTAAGCACAAAACGCTGTCTTTTGGCCTTCAACCTCATGCGCAATTAGTTGCATAAAGTTTCCAGCAGCAGACCCTTGTGGATTGCTTGGGGACTGCACTTGGTATTGCACAGCTTGCTTAATGGTCATGTTGGGGAAGTTTTTCTTCAACAAATCCTCAACATTGACGCCGAATGAGTTGGTGGTCGTAAGTGCCATTGCACTCAGCGGTGACATAGCCAGTGTCATTTTACTGTCATTAGTTACAACACCAGCAGTCTGTTGGACGAGCTGGGTCACAAGCGTTTGAATATCTGAATAAATTTCATTGGCAGTTGCACGAGTTTGTGTTCCCACTTGCCATGCCGTAGCACCGGGAGCATAAGCTTTTGGCCCAGGTGTGATAGCAGGCGAAAGTGACGGGTCATTAACCAAGCCATAGTTTTGAAGACCCGCAACACCAAAGAAATAACAGGTGTTCATGAACGTATTCAAGTTACGTGCACGAGCAACCTGCTTTTCAGAGGCAAGATTGATTCGCCCAAGAGCAAATCGATCTATTTCCAAATCGCCATATTGAATAACAGCTTGAAAAATAAACTGTTGCCGATTAGGCCAGTTTACGTTTAGATTCGATTCGGCGTTGCCTTCATTGTAATCGCCATAAGCAGTGGTTTCACCAGTCGCTTCAGCGATCGGAAACATGGCCGTTTGCATCGTCCAGTCTCCGATTTGTCGTTCATCACCGACAATTTCTACAGCCATCAATCGAGCAAAGAGAGCTCGATATACTTCCGGATCAATCCAGGTCGTAAGGACTGTCGGAATGCCAGCGTTATTGGTCGTAGAAAGGAAAGGCAAAGACGTTGCCGGAGGGGCTCCCAAAGCGTCCATCGCCATGCTAAGGGTAAAGTTTTCAGGCATATAACCATAAGGCTCCGCCCCATCTTGCCAGCGAACTCCTCTGGCAATCAAAGCATCACGATGAGCCAAAAATGCCGCACGGCCTTCTTCTACAGTCTTAAACATAAGTTAAAACTCCTTATCAAATAAGTTAATAGTTACTGAGTTACATCACTAATTTTAACAATTTCGCCAACGGCTCCACCGGTTAAAGCATAAAATTTAGTTTCAATGTTCATTGTTTCGGTCATATTCGTAGCCGTGCTAACGGTTTGGGAAGGTGAAACAACCCAAGTGGTATTAGTCAATTGCCCCCAAACAACGGTTCCGGTTGTAACTCCAGAACCCGACAATACGCCACCACTAATGGCTGAGCCTCCACCAACAGTAAGCACACCATATGTACCGGTCATTGTCTCTGACGCGGTGCTTTGCTCGCCATAATTCAAGGCATAAGTCCCAACACCACCAGTTGTGCCGGAAAGCTGGGCTACGATTTGGCTTCCCACAACAACCCCAGTTCCAGAAATAATCGTACCTGGAACAAGAGTACCAGCAGAAACTTGGCTTACAGTCAAAACGTTACCGGTAATGCTACCAGTAAACGAAACTGTAGTTGCTGGCGCAATTGTGCAATTAGTCAAAGAAGCCGTAGTAGGATTACCAGTCGGTGCAAATGACACATTACCATTGGTAAAGTTGGCATAAGCCTTCATACCGCGATAACATGCCGATGTACCATTATTTTTTACCCACAACCCACGGCCACCAGCCAAAATCCAGACCGGAAGCCCAGGCGGGATTTGCATCGATGCGCCATCAAGGTAAGGCGTAATAATAGCCTGTTGCCCAGGACGGGGCACAATGCCATCAGGAAGAACGCCATAACCAAAGTTATTGGCAATTTGTGGCGCATTATCAGGATCCATGCCTTGCGTGGAAAGCCAAACAAAGCGTCCAACAAGGACGCCAGCAGGACCAGCAACAATGCCACCAGGCCCACCAAGCACAGTAAAGCCAGGGTTAAAATCTGCAAAGTCACCTTCTACTCCAGGTGCCGGAAGACCGCCAACCTGAGTCTGAAACGTACCCAAAGAACCGCTCATAACTTAATGCTCCTTTATATATAAAAATAATTAAAGGTTACGAATATGGGCTGCATCAGGGAACATCGATTCAAACGATGGTACTCCTGACGTAACACTATCATGCGCAAGTCGCGGGCCAACTGCAGACGTACGCGAAGCCATTTTAGCTTGAGCCGCAAGCTTGAACATTTCAGCATAAGCCGAAGGATGTACTCCATCGGTGCTTACGCCAAGGATTTTCAAGCTGGTGCGGTATACGTCCTCACTAGTGGCTGCAGCATCCATAGCTAAATCGCCAACATAGGGACGAACGACACGAAGCGCATTTTGCAATGCAATGCTGCGCTCACGCTCACGCTTGATAGCCTCATCCATAGCTTGCTTATGCAAGCGATCACGAGCCCGCAAAGCTTCTTCCAAATCCTTCCTGGTCATTTTATCCATTTCACCATCTTCATCCTTTTTGTCATGGAGAACACGCTTACGAATGTCCATCCCAGTGGTCAAAATCGTATCATGAGCTCGCTTAAGCATATGGACTGCACGCTTGCGGGCATCACGCGCATGCTTACGGGCTTCTTCGGCACGCCGATAAGCATCCTCAGCACGCTTTACTTCTTCTTCTGCTCGCCGTTCCTCATCCGGCTTGCGCTCATCCATAGCTTTTCTCCGAGCGTCCTCAGCACGGCGTCGATCTTCCAAAGCACGACGAAGATCGTCTTCAGCGCGACGAAGATCAGCAGCATAACGCCGAACCTCATCAGCAGCACGACGACGCTCATCCCGAGCACGACGATAAGCTTCAAGCGCACGACGAACTTCTTTATCCTGAGCGCCACGAACCGGCATGTCTTCATCATCTTCGTCGCGTCCAAAACGGTGATGCTCAAAATGATGACGCCGGTCTTCGCTTTCTTCGTCTTCACGCCGTTCGTGCTCGTCTTCCCGAAGCATGGCGTCTTCTATCTCTTTTTCTTCAATCGGCTCTTCGGGGTCTTCCATGTCGATATAAATCGGAAGACCAGAGTTCGGGTCGATATCATCCGCTTCAGCATCTTCCCAACGATCCGCGTCAAGATCGGCCTCACTCGCCCGAATTTCTTCATCAAGCGCTCGACGCCAATCACCACGAGCTCGAGCATCCGCAGCTGCCTTACGAGCCTCAGCTGCACGCCGCTTGGCATCAAGCGCACGAGCACGTGCTTCCATGGAACGACGCTTACGCGAATCTTCCTGAAGGTCTTCAGGTACTTCGCCCATTACCCGAACAGCTTCATCGATAGAAGTGTCCATTGCGAGCAAACCGCGCTGCTTCAAAGCTTCGGCCAATGCCCGCACTGTCGAATGCGACAGCTTGGTCATATTGCTATTCCCTTTCAAAATGTTGATTGAAGAATCATGGGCATCGGGAAATTCTCTTTCCCGAATCTCCTTTGCTCGCTTGGCAATATCATGATGCCCATTCATGATCGCCCTACGCTCAGCGGCAAGAAGAAGATTACGACTATAATGCCATTTCCCATCTCTTTTAACTTTTACAGGGTATTTTCTACGCTCTGGCTCAAGAAAAGCAGATTCTGGCATCTCTTCCCTATGCTCTTTATTAGGAGAAGCAGTTGCCTTTTCCTGCTTATTAAGCTTTCCATGAGCCTTGGCAATTTCCTCTGCACTGGCATCAAGCCCAAGCACATGCAGAACTTCTTTTGGAGAGCGATAACGCCTCTTCAATGCTTCAATGATTTTTGACATAATTATTCCTCTTTCCAAAGGGACAAAATCATATTTTCTAAATTCTCCCAAGTCAGCCCATCTTCGGGATAGCTATCGCCAACACAAACATCCGTGCCAGCACGTCCCTGAACAACAAGAGCAATATGGTTGCCCTCAATGTTTGTCATCCTCCCATCGTAGGGGACTCCTTTGAACACTCCAGGTTCCATGACAGGGGTATATTTATACCCAGCCGAAAGTTCCTTCATTCGACCAGATTCAATATTATCTATGGCATCCTGTCGCCAGAAGGTTAGGCTGTTTTTTAGATAAATCCCGTCAAATACGGCATCATTACCAGTTGATCCAACAACGTGCTCTTGCGGGAATTCTGTAGTAGATACCGGCACATGAGTATCCAAAATAGGTAACCCATTAAACGTATGGGCTGCTTTTCTAAGTTCTTCTGGATCACGAAGAAGGGAGTATTTTTTCTCTGGGTCTAGCCCTAATTCCCTAAATCCAGGAATTTCTCGGCCCCAATATTCTCCAATATTGGCTTTAGAGATATTGGATTCCTTGACATGAAGCCTGCCGTCAATCTTTTCCCTAACACTTTTGCGATCAAAAGCTAAGGTTATAAATTTAGGGGATCTGGTTTCCAATCTCACTGTTTCGACCCAGTCAAAAACATAATCCGACATTTTATCTAAAGCATAATCCGAAGCATATTCCCGCTTGGTATTAGCATCATATCCTTCCCATCCTGCAGCTTCAGATTGGTTTTTTTCCAAAACCTCCGCTATTGTAGCCCGAAGCCCTGGATGCAAGGGCTTGGGGGCATCTGTTACAGGAGCCCATACATATCCATCATGCTCACTATTTAGCTTTGGCTGGAATTTATCTTTGGCTGGAACGACAAAAGTTACATGAGACCAGCCTTTATTTATCTTTTTACTAAGGGGCTTTATCCCATCAAAGGTACAATCCCCTATTTCCTCTAAGCATTCGCGCTTGGCAGCGTCTAGATAATCTTCGCCTTCCTCTACCATTCCACCAGGCAAAGCCCAATAACCAGGGAAGCGCTCTTGGTCTTGAGACCGGCGGACGAATAAAATACAGCCGTCATTCGTCACAAAAGCGACTGAAGCTGCTCTCTTGTTCGGGTCGATTGGATTCTTTGTTCCCTTTTCCCTGGCAGCATGAAAGGCTCCGCCTTCTGCTGCGGCGATATCCCGGCCAATGTCTTCATCGTCAAATCTGGAACCGCTGCTTAATATATTATCAAAATTCTTGTATGTTTCAGATTGATCGGGTTCCCAAGCCCACATATCTTTTCCTTCTTCTTCCTTCCCTTCCATTTCTTCTTCTTTTTCTTTAAGTTTATATATATTTAATTTATCTTTAAATAAATCCAAAGGATCAAAATCCAGCATCATGACAACATCAGCTGGGGTCCTTGGCAATAATTCTCCATCAGCTGGCTCTTCTTCATCAGCTAATTCTACACGCCAATCTGGCAAAGGATTATCTACAAATCCAAACCAAACAATGGGAGGATGATCGGTATCTATTTCTTCAGAACCTTCCTCATCATTGTCATTTTTAATATTTATTGGATCCCATGGTGTAAACACAACAGGATTTATATATGACTGTAAAGCTACCTCAGGCTTGAGTCCCACAATAGGACCAACCTTATTAGCTACTTCTAAAATGGCTTCCTTTCTTTTTTCTTCTGTATCTGGCTTTTCCATTTTAGCCACAAGGTCATATGCTGCTTTCGTGGCATGAAAAGCCCGTAAATCTCTAGCTGAAAAACCTTTTTCTTCTAAATCTTTTGTGTGCTCAAAAGAAAACTTATTATCTACACCTAGAAAAGAACGCTTGACGCTATTGGGAAGACTTGTATGTCTCCCTAAAGACTTTCTTAGAGAAAAATCTTGTGTTACGTCATCGCGATCATCTCGACGATCGTCATCCTCTTTATCTTTATTTTTTTGGTTTTTATCTTTATTTAGGTAATTCCATAAAGATAAAAGCTTATGATATCTAGCTGCTGCTTTGGTTTTGAGCAAATCTTCATTGTAGATATGATGCCTTCTTCCAATTTTATCTAATCCTGTAGCTTTAACCAAAGCATCAGAATTAAGATTAAATTTTATGTTATCCCAAACAGAAGGGATACGCAGCTTCTTTGCACTTCCTGGCCATTCTTCCCTATCGTCAGGTAGATAAATTATTTTGCTATACCTAATATGTGGCCTGTTGCTACCCCCGGAACCTTTGAAAGCAAATCTCCCTTTATCATCTCGGGGGTGATCCATCTCAATCCAAACTTTATCCAAGGATAAATCTTCTGAATGTTCAGGTTCCTTTTCTTCTTCGCTAAAGAAGCGAACAAGTTCGGCTAGCCCTTCGAAAATCTTTTTCCAGCCAGATTTGGTCATATCTTTGGCAATATGTCCTTTATTTTTGAAATACTCGATTTGACGAAGCCTTTTCTCGGCTTCTTCCCGAGAAGGATATGACCCCATGCGCTTGCCGTTTTCAGAATAAACAACATAATTTTTGCCGGACTTGGCAATATAATCATTAGCTGGATGACCAGCACGACGCGCAAATAAAGCCCGGTGCTCATCAGCTGTTAAATGCATATCTTTGCCTTCCATGGATTCCCATAAGTTACAATGCCCTTCGGGACTAATGTAACCGGTAACTAATTCGCATGATTTTATCGGGATAAAATATCTACATAATTCACAAACACGATTGCGATCGGATGCAACTGGCTGATATTCGACATCCTCCTTGGAATATTCATCCCAAGCAGGCATGCCAGTAATCCAATCATCTCGCTCACCACCAATTGGCCAATCTTTGGCGGTATTATCTATTTTCCCAGAATTTACCTTTGGCTCATACAAAACGCTATGATCCCCTGGATAAGGAGCTCTGTGATCATGATGGCTTGCAAGAATGCTTGTCGGAATTCCTTCCTCAAACGCCTTGCACGTCCAGCCAATTCTTGTCTGAAGTCCACGAAAATGCTTACAGCCAAAGCAAATTGGCACCAAGGTATTGCTTGGCACTAACTAAATCCTTTATAACTAATTCAATTTGCTATTTCAGTCGAGAATTGAGAAAAGATTCAAGAGAATCCAAAAGCCCAAATTTAAACCCTAATTCTCTAGCAGCCATAGCTTCTGCCCACATCTCTGTAGGCTCAGCCAATGCATAGCCAGTTGGAGCTAATTCAGGACGAGCTGTAGCATATTCCCATGCCCAAACTGCCCATTGCTCCCAATCTTGTATATTTTGGGCTAATATATGAAAAAATTCGTGCACCAGAACATGGTCTGGCTCTTTTGTCATCTCCCCATGCCAGCCGATAAAAGTATCCCCAGCAGGGACGTATACGTCACGTTTAGCAGCATCCTGTAAATGATCAGGGTTTCTGCAAAACCAATAACCATTTAGCTGAATAATCCCTCCACTTAATGCAACTGCCATGCTCGTATCATTGTCTTCAGGTTCATAAATATTTACTTCCCGAAGACGAGCTAATGGATATTTAGCTTGCAATAAGTTATAAATTTGAGGGATTACATCCTGATAATAAGGATGCGCTTGGTCTAGCTTGTATTTAATCACAAATATAACCGTCAATTAGGTTCTACAACTAATTTACCGCTAGCACTATTCCATCCAACCCATACAGAAGTATTTGTTATCGGATTATTGAGTTGAATATCGACCAATCCATCAGATCTTTGCCGCGTAACAGTAGTAAAAATATCTCTATATGTGGCACCAAAGCCAATCCCTATAGGAATTTGCCATGGGGTAGATGGTTGTAAATTAGGCCGAAAAGCTACCGGAAGAACACCTAAATTATGCCAAATATAATTAGAATCAATCCCAAAGGCATATATAGCCTGTGGAATATAACCAGCTTGACTAAAAGTTATTGATTTGGGTAATGCTTCAAGTAAATAAACCTCATTCCATCCTGGAATAAGATTTTTAACTACATCCCAAACATAAGCATTTGGAAACGATGCTACATTTTTACCCGTCAACAAATCCAATGCTTGAACGGACCAGCTGCCAGTTATATTATTTACATTATTATTCAAGCAATTAAGAGATTCCGTTGCTAAAGTTGATGTTAATCCATTCAAAAAAATCTGCACATCCAGGTATTCACAAGGGTCAGGCATTATAAGAGGATTTTCAGTAAAAATATTAAATACAGTAATAGGTCGTGTTCCAGCATGAAACACAGAATTTGAAATACGATGAACACATTTATTAAAATAATCTCCAGACCGGGATAAAGTTACAGACCAGTCATTAGGAGGAATAGGATTAAGATAAACTGTCCGATAAAATGAAATATAATCTGTCCAAAGTAGATAAAATAAATTAGTTGATGGCAATGGGCTTGCTTGGGATTCTCTTAGAACAGCCATATAGCGGCTGACATTACAATAACTATTAGTAAATGTGCCAACTACATCGCCAGCTGCAAGCATAACATCTGTATGACCATCAACTGACTGAAATAGTGTATAGCTTCCGTAAAGACGACCGGAATCGAAACTTGGGTCATATCCTCCAACATAAGGGAAATAATAAGGATCAGTTTGAGCTGGAGCTACCTGGGTTAACGAAAGCTGATTACCATTTTCCCCTTCGATTGTCAGGATATAGCCATGAAGGAACGGTAGATTAATATCGTCCCAGCCATCCCCATTGACATCTTGTATCCAGCCACCATTATGGCGAAATCCAGCTAGATTAACTGAATTTGTAAAATCTGCTGAATAAGTTATAAATCCATTATTGCAAGGACTAGTTGTACTATTAATACAACTTGGATTAAATAAATAAAGAGTATTCCAATATGGGGAACTCAAATATGCTTGCCCCGGGGCAAGGAATGGATAAAGCCTCCCTTGCGGATCGTGGATCATCCCAAACCATGTATTATGAATAGTATAACCAGCAAAATTTTGTGCTGAATTTGGACCAGGGGCAAAGGCTTGTGCAACTTGTCCCTTACCATTTAGATCAAAAATCGATAGATAAGCAGAAGGTCCATTAGGATTGTTGATAGTAAAATATACATAAGCAGCCGGCAATGAACCAGTTGAAAAGAAATTCCCTATTGTTCCAATTTGTTGAGCATATGCAGTTGTATTCGATGAAATCAAAAATTCTTGTGATGAAATTCCACTTACAACTTCCAGGCACAAATAACCTGTAACTTGTTTACAGGCTGCTGTACTTAGCGAAACTGTTGATTGTGCTTGTGATTGAAAGGAACAGGCTGCTGTAATAGCAGCAACCAAAGCAGAAAGAAAATACTTCATATAATCTCTCTAAAAATAAAACTTATTATTTAACCATCTTCTTCTGATTCTGACATTAGCTCTGACCCCAATTCAACCTCAGGCTCAGATTCTGGTTGAAATTCAGGTTCAGAAACTACAGGTGCATCCAAATCCTCATGACTAGAAGATAGCTTAGTCACCTCTTCTTGAGGATTATTCTCAACCAATAATTTATCTACAGCATCAATCCAAGCATCAAACGCTGCTTTAAGATGCACAGGCATACCATAAGCTTGTGCAAGATGCTTTTTGAGCTGAGCTGAAACAGGAGTCATGGCTTGCTTTCCTTTTCAATTACTGGAAGAACCGGCTTAAAATAACATCGGCAATTAATTAATTGTCCGGGCATGATATGCTTCCTGACCTTGGGATCAGGATCAAACCATCCCTTTGAAACATCAAACTTTTTGCCATCATTGGCCAAATGCGTCTTTCTTGGCTGCCTGCCCCCATGAGAATGCATCCAAATTGCCTCGTTAATGCCATTCTCAAGGTATCTAATCCTTTGAATGGCACTAGACGCCTTACGGGTTTGGTCACGAGCAATAAGAGATGCCCTATTCTTTGTCACACGGAAGGTATGCTCCAATTCTTTTTGAAGCCCATAAGTGTCATATCCAGCAAGGATAGACCGCATTACCATGCCTTCGATTTGGGTAAAATGCTTACTCGGAATCGACTTAATGAGTGATACATTCTCTTTAACAATTGCACCTAAAGTCTCCCTCATACCTTTGGACATGGTGAATTCAATTTCCATCCCACCTCTTTTTAGAATTTTATGAAGTTCCTTATCCGTATGATCTTTGACTTTTTTAGCGAAGAATTTAGCTAATTCTTCGGCTAATTGATCAAACCGCTTTTGCCATCGCTTGGCTAATTTATTTATTGCTTTTTGCAGCCTTTCGGCGGCCGTAGCATCCATAGCCATGAGAACCTCACGCTGAGGTTCCGTACGCTTATAGGCAATACTGAGCCAATACATGATTGAGTTATGCATTAGCTCAATCAATTTTATCAGCTTGTGCCTATACTGCTCTGCAATTTGCATAGAGGGGCGGACGACACCAAAAGCACGCTTTGTCCTTTCTCGTGTCTTTTGATGCCTGATGTCCGCCCCCAGAGATTGCGTTGTAACCGGAGCAGGCCAAGGCTTAGTGAAATTAGGACCTAGACCGATTGGCATCAATCTATCTTAGATAGACAAGGCTTTGGTGATATAATCTACCAAGCTTCCAATATTGGAACGCAATTGGTCGTCACCGAGTGTTTCAAATCTTTTAAATAAGGAATCATAAAATAAGGAATCAGATTTTACTATATCACGATAATCATAATAAATTGGATTGGCATTCAAGGGAGTATGTGGTACATCATTGTCCATAAGATCAAATTTCCAATCGCCCCTATATAAATAGGAATCAAAAAGTTTATATGTATCATTACGGAACATCTCAAAATGATTTTTGAGGTAATTTTTATATGATTCGTTATAGTCATTGCTGTTTATTTTTTCTATGTCAAAGAAAAAACTAGTAATAATTTTAACCTTCTGTACCAATTTACCTAGATTAATATCTTCTTCTTTCATTTCACAAAACAATCCATAGTAAGCATTGGAATAATAATGATCATCATGTTTAAATAAAAACAATAAATTAGCAGAAAGACCAAGCAAAAAAATATCAGAACTAAGGCTTAAAACAGAATTCATCATATCGCTACAAGTATCAATAAATATAACATCAGGTTTAATTTGATGTTCCAATAAATCTATAAGTTTACGGTACTTTTTTGATGTCTTTTCTAAAGACTTTTTAGTTCTAAACTCTACAACTTGTTCACGAAAAACATTTGTCTTGGTTCTAATATGCGTATCAGAACCATATGAAGGGACAAAATAAAGACTACCTGAAGAATCAAAATTACACACTGTTACCATATTTTCATAAACAGTGTGTTCATTATTTTCAAAATTGCCGGAAAGCCAATCGATTACACCAAATTTAGGGGCGCGATCTGAATGCAAAAAATTATTAGTTAAATAAGAATAATCAATATAAAAATCAAAAAATAGTACACGCTTCCCATTCTTTGCCAATGAATACGCCGCCGCTGATGGAATAGAGCGTGAAATATTATGCATTACGGGATCAAAGAAAACAACTCGGGGGCTGCCATTGCTCGCCGCCTCGATTTTTACCAAACTCATTTTTCTACCTTTCCTATCTGCGATTTATGGAGACTCAATCTTGGTATCTTTCTCTTCAGCTAAATCATCTTCGGCTGGAAAACCACCAGTTGCAGCACCCCCAAACTCTGCACTTTTAGATTCGATATTTTTTTCAAGTCTCGATGCCACACCTGATTCAGGCTTTGGATGAATTAATTCTTCATTTTCTAGAATGGACTCAAGAGGATATTCCTCCTGTAATTTTTCTATAACTTCTCCCGGTGCTTCCTTATGCAAATCCAGACCAGAATAAGGCGAATCTGGATCAGTCGCCCGAGCAATTCTACCTTCTTCTGGATCAATAACACCAGAAGCAATATCGGTCTCAATGATTTGGGCTTTAGCTAATTGGATAGCTGCTCGACCTGCTTCATCCAATTGCCAAAGAGGATTAAAGTTAAAGACAATTTCCGGATCATTCTCCCCCCAAAGAGACAATTGAGCAATATTTATAATCGTTGTCAACGGTCCTCGAAGCAAAGATTCCTGCGTAGCTCGAATCCGGTCATAGTAAAGCCGAATAATACCTTCCGAATCCGCATTCATGCCGGCAGGCTGAATGCCAAGCAACTTGGCCGTAGGAATCTGGGCAACCGAAGCTATATGCTCCTGGGATTGCGCAACTAATTCATGTACGCCAGCAAGCGATGCGCTCACATTTTTAAAATCTTCGCTTGCTTTATTCAAAACCAATAGCCCCATATTGTCTCTAAGAGCATTAAAGGTCTGAATACGCTCCCACAAGATATCGCCCGAAGCTTGCGTCATAGACGTTACATCGAGCGTGGTCAAAAGCACCATCGTAGAAAAGCCATTTAACAAATCCGAAGCTGACGTCCGGTTACGCAGCCAAAAATCTACATATGGCTTGACCATTTGAGTCATGCTCAAGCCACCAAAGGAATAGGCAGGCTTAAGCATGTCAGGCACCGGACGGCCGATAAAGGTAATTAGTCGCGTCCGATGTACTTCAGAACCCATCACAAACCAAGTCTCTGGCCGATACCAATCCGGCCGTAATGGCTGAGAAGCATTATACCAGTTTGGATAGGTCCACATAGGCTCGATAGCCAGGAAACCCTTTAATGAGCCTTTTTTGATTTTGGCACGACTTATTTCATCCCTTCCATCACCAATAGACGTTTTTAGCTCTTCAGAAGCCCCAAAATTAACTCCGGCATCCATAACGGGAACGCCAAGGTCAATATAAATCTGCCCTCGACCTTGGAATCCGTCATTCAGGATAGCCTGACGAACAACACCTTTTAAGTTAAGATATTCTAGATAATCCTCTAATTCTGCAATTTTTCGTGTTTTATCTTCTTTGGCATTCTTAGAAGCTTCAAATCGAATCCATTCACGCGTCATATCCGACGCAATGGTTTCCGTGATAACTCGATATTCCGGCCTTTGCGCCAGAACGACGAGAATGGCATAACCTAAAAATTCCTGCCCTTCTTGATAGGCGGAATAATAATATGAATCGATTCTCTCGCTGGCATTGATGGTGGAATTACCTATCCAGTCCATCGCCATTTCAGGGATTTTATACCCTTTAGGCAAAACTCCTGGCGGAGGAACAGCAGGCTTGAATATACGCAGAAATTCCTCACGTGAAACTTGCCTCTTTCTTGGATTGCTTCGGGCAAACCCTTGCAATTGCTGAAACAGCATTTTCTGCCGTGCAGCAATTTGCTCATCCGTCAAATACGGTTGAGATTTAGCCTTCCTAGTGAGCTTAGGCTTTATGTGCCCATTAGGCTTGGATTTAAGCCTATATCCATTGGGGTATCGTGTACGTTCCATAACTAATTTCGCATAAGGGTATAAGTTCGAGCCATCCTATTACGAAACCGTGAAGGACCGGCAATAGTTAAATGGCTTCGCAACTTTTCGGATAAGATAAATGGAGCCTCGCTTTTCAAAAGCATTTCAAAAGCACGGCTCAAAGCATCCACCTGATCATCATGAGTACCAAAAGGAAACATAGACAACTCATCAATAAAGGAAGCATTCCAGGGGGCTTCAACAATGTCTACGTTCCCTATATTTACTTGGCTAGCTATAGGAGCTGCTCGCTCTTCTTTCTTGCCTCGTTCTAGCCTTACATCCACAATATACCCGGCCAACTTTTTAGCTAAATACATAGCCTGAAATTTACCAGCTTGGCCAGGATCACCCAAACCAATACGAACCCCTTTACCATCATAAAAGGCTGTAGTTAATACAAGTTTTTCTACGTCCTCAGGGGTCCCACGTACAGATTTAACATCAGCGACAACAAATCGACCTTCATCCGTACGGATCAACTTAACACCGCGAGTCCAGTCAGGATCACGAGAGCCAACTTCTGTGGTTGCAGCAAAATCCCAAGCACGAACAGCTTCTCCAGGCGGTTCAGTCTTGATCTTCCGAAGCATGCCGACCTTAAATAGACTGCCTTCAGATGCTGTTGGATGCTGCTGATACTGCGCAGCCCATTCCCGTGTAGCTCCAGCCTTTTCTAAGGCAGCCTTAATTTCGGCCAAAGAGTCGGCATAACCATAATCATCATCATCCCATAGCCATTCGCCAGGCTGTCGCCCTAATGCATCATTTTGCTCAGCTTCAGCAGGCAAGCTTAAGACCGTCCAACGCTCTGGCTCAACTTGCAACAAACGCCCGGCCAAATCGTCCTGATGCCAGCGTGTCATGATCAAAATAACAGCCGCACCAGGTGTCAAACGCCGCTCGAAGCTACCTAGATACCAATTCCAGACATGCTCTCGGTCTGTAACCGAATCCGCTTCCTGACGCCCTTTAACTGGGTCATCCAAAATGCCAAGATCAGCACGAAAGCCAGGAATAGCAGTCCGAACGCCAGCAGCTAAATATGCTCCCCCATTAGAGGTGTACCAACGATGTTTATTTTCAGTTTTTAGTTGATAGCCAAGGATTTCTTCATTTTCCATTATATAATTCTGGATTTTACCGGAAAAATCCAAGGCCAAATCTGTCGTATGGCTAGCTCCAATTATCTTATAGTTATTTTTTCTACTAAACATCCAAACCGGAAATAGTTGCGAAGCATATCTCGACTTCGCACTCCCAGGTGGCATAAATATCATTAACCGTTTAATCTCACCCCTAGCTACCCGAGATAGATAATCTAATAGCAATAAATGATGCTTAGCCGGCTTAAAACCTTCAGCCTTCTGAGCCTCTATCGTCCAGCTAACCAAATCCTCCCGACATCTTTGAATTAACTTTCTCCTCTCCTCCACCTTCTCCTTGTCCGTAGCTAAAACCTTCTTCCGAGAAGCCGCCAAAGTTAACAGCTTCTTTTTTTCTTCAATAGATAATTTACTAAACTCATTAAAATTCATAATTCTACAATCTTTGACTTAATTTATTTAAATTTCTAACTAATTACCTCCAGCTATATCAATAACCTCAGCCTCTTTAACCAAACCCCCA